CGCTGGTAGGTCGTGATCAGCTTGTCGATTACCACGGCACCCGAGGCGTTCACCTTCCAGGTCGAAATGCCGGCAGCAAGCAGCGCGTTGCGCGTCGCATAGCCGGGCCAGTTGGCCCGCGAGCGCGGCGGCTTCAGGCCTTGCACCACGATGCCTGTCTGGTTGCGCGAAACGTTGCCGTTGGTGTCGTCGGCCAGCCATGGCGCCACGGCGGCGACGGTGCCGGCCAGCCACACCCAGGCGGGCTCCGGCGATCCGGCATAGCGGCCGATGATCGTCTCGTGCCGGTTGTTGCGATCGAGACCGATGGTCGTCAGCTCGCCCGTCGTACCCTTGGCCACCGTCCAGTAGTGGCCGTACATCTGGCGCGAATAGGCCCAGCGGCCGGATGTGTCGTTCAGCGCGGCGGCGGACCGATCGAGGTTGGTCTCGTCCGAGAATGGCGCCACGATGAAGCTGGCTTCGTCGTCGCCGATCGCGGCAAGGAAGTTGGTCAGGTTCGGCGTTCCGGTCGGCGCCGTGCCGGCCGCCACGGTCAGCACGCCGTCGAAGGCGTTGCCGTTCGTGGTCGCGGGAACCGTGATGTCGAAGTCGGCGAAGATGGCGCCGGCATGCCGGGCCGTCGCGGTCACCACGGCCGAGGCCGACGTTGCCGTCACCTGCAGCTGCGCGCCGGTCAGCTTGTTGTAATAGGCGTTGATGGCAGCGGCCAGCGCGGTCGCAACGGTCGTGGCGGTATCGCCGGCGCCGATCGACACCTCGACAGACTCTCCGCCGATCTCCACCATGCCGGTGCCGCCGGCGGCGGGCGGGGTGCCGACGGTCAGCGTCCAGGTGCCCTTGGCCCCGCTCTCGGCAATCGGCGCCAGCCAGATCTGGGCGGTCGGGGCGTTCTGGGCGAAGATGCGATACATCTCGCGCAGCATGCTGCCTTCGCCGGCCAGGATGGTCGCATCCTCTAGGGTGGTGCAGATGCTCATTTCGCCTTCGGCCAGGGTGGCGCCGTCGGTGATATGGCCGCCGAGCACCACCCGGCGCTCGCTTTCATACTCGCCGCCCGAGGTCACCTCGAAGGCAAACAGCGGCGCGATCAGCCCGCTGCCGGGAATGGTGTCGAAAGTCACCGACATGTCACTTGCTCCCTTGGCCGCGCTTGGCGGGTTCGGTCAGGTTGGCCTCGGCCTTGTCGACGACGAGGTCGCCGTCTTTGATGGCCTTGGCGTAATAGGGATCCTCGCGGTCGACGTTTTCGCCGTCCGCGCTGGCGAGCCGCCCACGGTCCGGCATCACGACGGAAAGACCGTCGCGTGGTTTCACGCTCACGATGTCCATGGGGTCAGTCCTCGGTCGTGTCGACGGACGCCGTCGCATCGCCGTCGTCGATGTTGGCAGGCAGGCGATTGAGCCCGGCCGCCATGCGGATCTCTTCAAGCGGTACCGGCGTCGGCTGCACGAAGGCTTCGCCCAGTTCGGTCAGCTTTTCCTTGGCATAGCTCTGGGCGGGCAGGGCGGCCGCCAGCGAGGCCAGCGGCTCCGGCAACCCGGGCGCCGAGAAATCGTCGTCCGGAACCTCGCAGGTGTAGGTCAGAAACACCCGGCTCCAGCGCAGGCCGAGTTGCGGTACGGCATGCGCCTCTTCGCTCATGCCGATGATGCGCGTAGCTAGCCGGCGGAACAGGGCGCCCTCTGGGCTCCATTCCAGCATGTAGTGCACCTGGGCCGTCAGCGCCGAAAGCACCAGCCGCGCCTTGGCATCGGTGTCGGCCATGCCCAGGGAGTCAGCGAAGGCGCCCTCGCTGTCTTCGGCCTGTGTCGAAAGCTCGGCGATGATTTCCAGCGTCGCCACGGCATCGCTATCCGTGGCGTCGGAGTGCGGGCCGCGCCTGGTCGATCGGCTGGCCGGCGTATAGAGCGCCAGCGTCGGCGTATAGGATGCAGTCTGGTCGAGGTCCTGCAGCGACGCCGAGCGGCTGTCGAACACATGTTCCCTCGCCAGCGTCGGGAACCCGTCGCCGGTTTGCATGGCCGATGTCGGGCGCAAGACCTCGATCGCCGCCAGGCGCAGGGCTTCGGCCGCCAGCATCAGGACTTCACCTTGTTGAGATAATAGGCAACCCGGCCGAGGCCATGGTTGCCAAGCGTTTCGATCCGGAAGACGTCGGCACCAGCGCCGACATGATCGCCCTTCTGCGGGGGCTCGCTGAAGGCCGCCGCAAACACGGCGGCCATCGCGTCATAGGAAACGGTCGACGCGCTCGCCTGCACGCCGGGGTCCGGCGAAAGCGAGCGCGGCATCCGGTTTGGATCGGGTCGCAGCCAGAAGCTGCCCTTCACCGTCTGCACCGGCCGCGTCGGATCATCCTCCGAGGGACGGTTGACATCGCGCACGGCGCCGGTCGACCCCGGCACCGTCCCCGCCCGCCGCGGCCGAAAGACGAGCTCCGCCGTGTCGAACGTCTCGGCGACGGCGGCGTCCATCCGCGCCATGGCGGTGTCGATCTTCATGGCGGTCAGGTCAACGTCAGCTTGCGCAGCACGCCCGGCCGCGTGCAAAGCGAAATCGGGTTGGTCTGGACTTCGATATTCCTGACCTTGCCGTTGAGCGAGGCATACTGCTTCTGGTACCGCGGCAGGCCCATCGTATTCACAGTCTCTTCATAGTCAGCCGGGGCGAAGCGCGTGATGAACAGCTCCGGCACGCCGAGCGGAACGACGCGAGCCTCATCGTGAGCGATGTACGGACTTCCAAGATCCGTCGTCGCCTTGGCGCCGGTCTTGTAGCGTTCCCATGTGACGCCGGCGAATTCGAAGACGTCGGGAACATCCAGGCGAAGATTGGCCGCGCCAGCCGTGTTCAGAAACGTCTCGCGGACACTCTTGTGGTTCCAGAGCGCCGAATGGAACTGCCGGCCTGTGAAGGCATGAATGCCGGTGTACGGTTCATCGAGCGCATCTTCCAGCGCCCAGACGAGGCTTTCCTGGATCAACTGACCAAGCTTGGTAGTTTCGACATCGAGTTCCAGCGACAGAGCCGACGGCTCGGAGCGCCGACGCGCTGGTGCTCCAGGGTCATGTCGGCATCGAGCAAGTGTCGCGTCATCTTGCGGTCGACGAGATTGAGGACGCTTTCCACCTCGGTTTCGGAACCAAAGGCCCGCACGCCCTGAACCTCGTCCGCCTTCACGGCGTCGTCGCGCTGGAAATGGTCAACGTTGAACGGACGCAGGTTGCGCTTGTCGTGATCGACGGTTTCGCCCGGGCCGCCGCGCGACGTCGGCTCGATCAGGGAAAGCTTTCCGTTGCGCTCTTCCACCGAAATGACCGTGGTGGTAACGCCATCGGTTTCGAAGATGCCGGCGGCGCCGACCTGTCCCGGCCGATAGGGGCGGGCATTGACGCGCGCCGTCAGGCTCTGCATCGAAAAGGCGTCGTTGTCGAAGATGTCAAGAGTGGGCATGATGCCTCCGAAGGGGTTGGTCAGCGGGCGATGATGCCGACGCTTGCAAGCTGGGCGCGCGCCGCGGCCTTCTTGGTCGCGTCATCGATTGTGGTGCCATAGAGCAGCGATGCGCTGATCACCTCGGCGTCGCGCACGATGGCCACGGCCTTGACATCGACATCCGTCGCGTCGACCGGATAGGCCAGCACGGCGATCGCCGTGTCGGTGCCGTTTGTGGCGCTGGCCGTGGCCGGCACATACTCGGCGTCGCCGGCCGCCTGGCTGACGGTTACCTTCAACACCTCGCCGATCGCCGGATCGGCACCGGCATCGGTGATGGTCAGCGTCATCCCCTGACCGACGTATTCGGTGCCGGTCGTCGCGGTGCCCACATAGACACCGTCGGGATCTTCGTGCTGCCAGGTTCCGGTGGCGCCGGCCGTCTCGCAACGGAACGTGTGAACGCCCGGCTTGGTCACGCCGGCCGTCACCGCCGGTGCGGCAGTGATGGTCGCTCCAGCCGGGGCGGGCGCACCGGCGGCGCCGACGGCAGTCAGGGCGCCCTTGGTCTTCTTGCCCAGCAGCATGCCAGGATAGAGCTTGCCGGAGCCCGACGAAATCGTGACGACATCGCGCGAGCGGCTGCCGCTGGCCTCGGACAGAAGGAATTCGAGCGGATGGTTGGTTTCGGTGAAAGTCGCCACGATCAGACCTCCTTGCCGGTCTTGTTGTACTTGGCGTAGATGCCGGCCGTGTCGATCTTGACGGCCTGCGCCTTGGGCTTGTCGCCGGGCTTGGCGAGGTTGGTCTGGCGCCGCTCCTGCTCGTAGGTGGCGGCCGGATCGGTTTCGTCGCCGGATTTGGCTTCCGCCTTCGGCGCCTTGGCGAGCGCAGTCTTGGCCTCATCGGCCGACATGCTGGTGTCGTAGGCGAAGAAGGCGGCGAGGTCCTCGCGGCCCTTGGCTTCCTCGCAGGTGGTGATCGCCTTGATCCGCGCCTTGGTGTCGGCCTCGATCTTGGCGGCTTCGGCGGAAGTCGTGTCCGCCTTCGGCTTTTCGGTCATGGATGGCTCCTTGGACTGACCGGGTTCGGCCGGGGCGGACGCCCTGGCTCTGCGACTGGCCGCCTTCGACGACCAGCCATTCTGTGAGGCCAGAAGCTTCAGCGGCTCCGGCGCATGGGCGTAGATGCGATAGTCGAAGGCAACGACTGGATCGGCGGGCTTGGCATCCGACGATGTGGCAAAGCCGCGGCTGACAGCTTCTTCGTTGTCGAGCCAGGTCTCCGCCTTCATGGTGGCGCGCGTTTCCTCGGTGCTTTCCCCGGTGCGCTCTGAGTAGATGCTCACCATCGACTTCGCGCCGGCCTCAAGCTGATTGATGGCTTTCTGAAAGTCCTCAACCGTGCCTTCGCTGTAAGTCGCGGGGTCGTGGATCATCAGGAGGGCGCCAGTGCGCATCACGCGCTCTTCGCCTGCCATGAAAATGATCGAGGCGGCCGAGGCGGCGACACCATCGACGACGCAGATCGTCTTTCCCTTGCGGGCGGCGAGGGCGTTGTAAATGGCGACGCCGTCATCGACATAACCACCGGGTGAATTCACCCGCACGGTGATCTCGTTGTCGCGCCCCATCTGGGACAGGCAGGCAAGAACCTCGCTTGCCGTGAACCCATCTTCCCATAGGCTTTCGCCAACGAACCCGTACAAAACGAGTTCGTCGTCAATGATTTGCGCGGGCATGGTTGATCCTCAGTAGATGCGCGTGAACCGCTTGGCGTACCGGCCGGGTCGGCCCGTCGTCTTACGTGTGCAGGCTGTCGCAAGTTTCAGAAGCTCGCCATCGAGATCCGCAATACTGGCCTTGGTGAACACGGTATGACGCTGGCTAACCGGGTCTTGAACCTCGATCTCGTTGATACTCTCGCCAGCCAGTAGTTGAACCTTCAGCGCATAAAGAGCCTGGTAGAGCGCGCAAGGATCGCCAGCATCGACAACCTGGCCGTTGAGGGTCAGATTAGCCATTGACCGCTCCCCCATTGCCGGCATCGGGATTGGCACCGGCTGCGATCAGGTCCTCGTAGGGCGACTTCATACCCTCCGCCTTGTAGCGGCGATGTTCGGCGATCTGCATGGTG